TTTTCCTGGGGGTGGAGAGCCAACGATCGGTTGCGTTAAGGTTGCGTCAGCAAGATAGGTCCACCTGCCGTTTCCGTCGTTGTAGTTAACATCCCAGACCAGCAGATTGTTGGCCAATGCCCCAAAGTTTGGATATTCGCCTACCCCTGCGGGAGGGTTCTCAGCCAGTATAACGTCTGGTATCGCAGACAGGTTTACAACATTCCCCTCTGGGCCCTGCTCACCCTGAATACCCTGAATACCTTGCTCACCCTGCGGTCCAACAGGCCCTTTGGAAATCGTAATCCTAGGCTTTGAGCTATCCGAGGATACACTTATGTTAATCTTAGCCATAGGTTATATGTCCTTAAAGGGTGATGTCCTCATTTACAGTAAACACACCGTATAAAATTGTTTCTACATCATCTGGGGTTGCGGGTTCTATTGACGTATCATCATCCCAATTAACAGACCCCAATACATTAAACAATCTTTTTTCGATATCATAAACGTAAACACCAGACTCCAAATCCTCCATATCACCGTGATCTATCTTAAACGTAGCCAGGTTGGTTGGGTCTAAGTAAGTTTCAGTAACAGCGTCATCTCTATTAGCGACGGTGGCCCAGCTTTCAATAAGATAACCCTCGGCGGCGCCTGGAGCTTCTCCAGCGTCATCATGAGTGTCAGCGGCGCGAACCTGCATCTTAAAAGCGTATATAGGGGTTGCTATTGTATCGCTGCCATTGTATCCGCCGTTCAGGTCTATGTTTGTACCGTCGTCATCCTTCAGCTCAAGATTCATCTTAAAGGTGTCGCCGCGCTTACAGACGACATCGAGTCTCTGCGATCTATCTAAGTTTAATGTATTGGCCATTTTATAACATCTGTGTTGTATCTCCTAATTCTTCTGGTAGCTCACCACGGTCGCCCTGGCGTTGCGCGATAAGTTTGCTTTGCTCTGCGGACTCCTTCTTAATTCTTTTGTCTTTTCTATCCTCCTTCAGGACCTCGAGCTTTTCCTTAAAGTTCTTGTCGTCCTCCTTAAATCCAAGTGTAGCCTGAGCCTTGATGAGCTCGATCTCTTTTCTGAACTGATGCTTAACCTCCTCAAGTTGTGCTTCAAGTTGTGCTTCCAACTGAAGCTCCTGCGCTTTCAGCTGCGCCTGCATTTGCATCTCCTGCATCTTTGCTTGCGAGGTAGCCTGGGCAGAAGCCTCCTGTATCTGGGCCTGCTGCTGGGAGTTCTGCATAGCGATCTGCTGATTCATGGCTATGCGCTTCTTTCTCCTGACAATTAACAGGCGCTCGGCCTGATTGATATCCTTAAGTTGACGCACGGCGATAGCATCCTCTAAATCAATTTCTTTTTGAGACAGCGCGATTTGGATGTTTTGCTCTAGGTACTGCCGCTCAGCCTCCTCCATCTCCTTAACTACCCGAACCCCAAAGTTGTACATAGCAAGGTTCCTGAACGAGCTAAGAACACGCATGTTTTCTTTACCTATTGCGTTCTCGTAAATACTGTAAAGGATCGATTCTGGGTGTATTACCTGCAAGCATTTTACCACGTCGCTGCAAACCTTTTTGTACAACACCATAGAGGAGTTCGTGATGTCGTAAATAGCATTATTTGCAGCCGCAAGGGCTTGCTGCCTAACACCAACAAGGGCGTCTGACTTAGGCGTGGAAGCGTCCATAACCTCGTTAATGCCAGTGGCATCACGAATCATCCTTAAGTAATGATTGTAGAGACCAATAAGTTCGTTTATGTTTCTTATGCTGTTCCCTATCTCTCTAATTGGTGGGTTCTGGAAGCCTCCCTCTGGGTTCTTGCTTCTGTAGTAAAAGACACCTGTCTGCTCGTAGATATCGTGCAACTCAAGCGGCTGCAACTCACCTCCCTTTCCAAGCTGTACGTTTTCCAGACCCTCGATATCAATTATGATGCCGTCTGGCTTTGCCTTGGCGACAGCCTGCTGGATCTTCAGGTGTGTGATCTGTAATTGGTCGGCAAAACCGATGCAGCTGTCAACCATTGATTTAGGCACCATGTCCAGCATGTTTGTCGCGCAAACAGAGTACGACAAGTGAGCCCTAGAGATATCGTGTATATTCTTTGGTATGTTGTGCTGCTTCCCATAGTTAAAGATAAACTCAGTCCCAAGGATATAGCTGCCGCCATAGATCGTTTCGATCTCAAGCTTTGTTACGTCTCGATCAAAGATAGAGTTCTGCGGGCGCTTATAATTTTGACCCTTGGAATAAAATCCCACGTTTCCGTATCGGCTCTGTTTTGACTCGTAATACTCACAATCAACTGACTTGAATTCAAAGTCAAGTACCTCGATCATAAACTCGTCGTACCCAAACGTTGTCTTATCTACCTGTCTGTCGTACATACGTTCAGACAACTTGCTGGCGTCGTAGTTGTATTTTTTCGCTGCCTGTTCCGCTATCTTTTTGTACTGCTCTTCATCAAATGAATCGCCAGCGATACGCTTTAGCTCGTGAATAGGCATACGTCTGATATGTCCAGCATATATCATATCCTCGAAATCTGGGTCCTCCGTGTAGCTATGAACAAAGGATACAGGATCGACGTAATCAGTTTTAATGCCGTAGCCTGGGTCGTTGGTTCTTTTTATAACCGCCATACCCAATACAGCCAAATCGTTTACGCATCGACGAAGCGTGCTGTCATTAAAGTTATTCCAATCTAGCGTCAGGTTTGTGGCTATCTGTGCAGCAATCTCCGATGATGACTTGATGTTATTGCCGATAAATATCTCTGCTTCTTCAAGGGTTTCAGGGATGTCACTTGATTTCATCCCGATAGAAACCCCTGTTTCTTTCTCGATCTTGGCTAGCTCGTTTTTAGCCTGGATCAGCATCTCCATCTTTCTTCTTTCTGCGTCTTTTTCCGACGAAGACAGCGGGTCAATAGCCTCAAGGTTTGGGTATGGCGAAAGCGAAAGAATCTTGTTTACGACAATCCGAACGAACTTGGGTAAGATAGGAACTGGAGAAAAATCCAGGTTTAGCATGGTCCCGTCGCCGTTATTTGGGTCGAGCGAGTTCAGCAACTGCCGATATATCGTGGTGTCTTGGGTTCCGTTTGCGTAGGACCTGTTCTTTTCAAACGTTCTTCTGCGCTTCCTGAACACAGAACCTTCCTGGTCCATCTTTCCCCACTGATGGTATATGGCTTTAGCGTACTTTAGTCCGTAAGCCTTACCTTCCTTTTCCTGGGATGGCGCCATAGGGTCTGGAAACCCAGCGGACTTTTTATCTGTGTAATTCTGCATTGCAATGAGTGGAGTTATTTTAACTCAATGCAAATATAGTAAAACTAGGAGTGCCAGGCTTTTGGCTTGTATCTCCTAAAAAACTCCTTATCAGAGAAGTCAGCAGGGGGTCTATCTTTTTTCACTTTCTGGGCCCCAAGCAAGGCTAACCCAGAGCTAATTGTAAGGTCAAACTTTGTTCTTTTCTCTATCTTGTATCCTATCCAGTCTTCCAGGGTTCTATTAAAAAACATATTACCCATTTCTCCGCTCTCTATGTTCATACCTACATGATCATGGATGTACGCTTCGATAGCGTGGGCGTGAGACTGAATAACATCCTGTGAGTTAGAGGGGATTCCTTTTGTCCTTGTACCCATAGAGGAGGCAGCCTTTAGGTGTTCTGGCCTATCCATCAGGTAACCATCGTAACCCCTTGATTCAAAGTACCTTGCAATTCCGTATTTGTTATTTTCTATCAAAAGTGGATACCCGTAAAAAAACGCACACATCAGGACATCCTCATAAAAAATGCTTGCGAGATCTGGTCTTGACGCATACTCCACAACAAACATATTGGGTGGTGCGTCCATGCTGAATTTATTGTATAGATGCAGGGCCCCCTTTGACCCACGCCCGTCAACCGTGGCGTCCAGGTCGTAGGAGTCAACCCCGCCCACGCCTATATGGGAATTTGGGGCGATCCTTTTTCCTCTGTTTTCTGCCTTTTTATTCCTAAGGTGGTCGGGTGGTAACCAGGCTACACGAAACCTTCCGTTTGGATCAGGTGAGAAAACCACCTCTTCGTCTTTTTTTCTCCAGATAAAATTGCCCTGAACCACTGGGTTTGGGTA